TTCGCATTCCCGTCCGCATCCTTGCAGCCCCTCCAGGCAACCAAGACAGCGGAGATTATTTGATGTCAACCGTTGACACCATCATGAACTCGCCCATCGCAGTTACAGACGCCCGTCCAGGCAATGCAAACTACGGCGGGCAAGACATACCCACATACGACCTCACGGTGGCAATCGCCGTGAAGAGAAACTAAGGAGCCACCAATGGCAACAAGCACATTCCTTTCTGGAGCCACCTGTAACATCACCCCAACTGGCGGATCAGTAATTGACGTCAGCGATCAACTTTCTAAATGTGAAGTAATGGTGGGCTTCGAGCTTCTCGAGTCAACTTCGCTGGCTGATACTGGTCGACAGGCAACAAAAGGCCTCCAATCGGTGGCAGTTAACCTCGACCTGTATCTCTCATACGGCGTCGGAGAAATCGAAACACTTCTCGCAGCAATCGTTGCAGCAGGTTCATGCACAATCGTTGTCTCCCCTTCTGGCACAACCGAAGGTCCAAGCAACCCCGAATACACGATTACCACCTGCACATTGGACGCTGCTCCGGTCATCATGTCGTCCATCGGCACCCTTGCCGTAGCCTCAGTCAGTTTCACTAACGGCACCTGGGTCCGAGACATCGTCTAAAAAATAGAAGAGGGAAACAATGAAAATCCGACTACAAGTAACACCGATTGAAGGCGACCCCTATGAATGCGAAACGAATCTCTTCGTTGTCGTGGCATGGGAACGCAAATTCAAACGACAGGCATCCAGTCTCGCTAACGGCATCGGCGCAGAAGACCTTGCATTCTTTGCATTCGAATCTGCTCGAGCTGCAGGAATCACAACCCCGCTCGCCTTTGACGAATTCATCAAGAAAACAAAGTCAATTGAAGTTGTCTCGGAGGATGCTCCAAGTTTTACAGAAGCGGCAGTTTCCGACGCTCACTAGCGGAGGTTCTTGTCGCGACTGGATACTGGACACCCGACATCCCATTCGACACAGACGATCTCTTCACGGTTGTTGACGTGTTGAACGAACAACAAAAAGCACAAAGGAGCAGACGATGACAACAAACACTTCACTTGAAGTCGTCGGAGTTCGTGACGCTATTCGTTCGCTTAACAAGATTGAGCCTGGTCTCCGTAAGCAGTTCACCGCCGACGCAACCCGTATTGCCCAACCTGCCATTCAAGAAGTGCAAAAGAGTTACACGAAAGTTCCTCTGTCCGGTATGGCCCGCAAATGGGAACAAGCCAACAAGAAGATATTTCCGTTCTCGGTGGCAAAGGCAGTTTCTGGAGTCAAGTTAAAAGTGGATGCTTCTCGAGAGGCAACTTCGCTGATCTACATCACCCAGACCAATGTCGCTGCAGCCGTCTTTGAAGCAGCGGGACGCGCTAACCAGAACCGCCTGGGGGATTCCCTCGGGCAGTTGCGTCCGAACCATACGCGCATTCTCGGGCCTGCCGTGTTCCGCAAACGTCGAGAGATTGAACGCGAACTTCTACGCGCCACAAACGAAGTCAAAGCCCGCGTCGAAAGAGAACTCAAATGACAATCGCAATCCCAATCATCACAGAGTTCGACGGCAAAGGAATCAACAAAGCGATCAAGGAATTCAAGAACCTTGAGACCAATGGCGAGAAGGCGCAGTTTGCAATCAAGAAGGCAGCCGTTCCCGCAGCTGCTGCACTCGCAGGTCTTACCGCTGCACTCGGTTCAGCAGTCAAGGGCGCAATTGAGGATGCAGCCGCGCAGGACAAACTTGCGGAACAGATTCGACGCACCACAGGCGCAACCGACGCACAGATCAACATGAACGAGGACTGGATAGCCGTCCAAGGCAAACTGCTCGGAGTCACCGATGACGAACTTCGTCCGGCACTTGGAGGTCTTGTCCGCGCTACTGGCGACATCACAAAGGCGCAGGAACTGGCATCGGCTGCTATGGACATCTCCAGTGCCAAAGGATTGAGCCTTGAGACGACCACTAAGGCTCTAGAAAAGGCATACGGGGGCAACATGACCGCCCTTGCCAAATTGTCTCCGGAACTTCGCGACATGATCAAAGGCGGAGCAACCCTTGACGAAGTCATGCAAGCAATGTCCAAGACCTTCGGCGGTGCAGCATCAGAAGCAGCCGAAACCACCGCAGGCAAATTTGCCAGAATGAAACTTGCCCTCGACGAAACAAAAGAGTCAATCGGCGCATCTCTTATGCCTGCCGTTGAAGCCGTCCTGCCGTTCCTTCAGAACCTCGCTACATGGGCGCAAGACAACCCAGAATTCTTTACCGTCATTGCAGTCGCCCTTGCCGGTATTGCTACCGCCATTGTCGCAATCAACATCGCCATGAGTCTTAACCCAATCAGCGCAATTGCAATTGGCATCGGACTTGTTGCAGCAGCTGCGGTTATTGCTTACAAGAAATTTGAGACATTCCGCACCATTGTTGACGCCGTGTTTGGCGCGTTTCGGTTCTGGATATCTAACGTCACAATCCCGTTGTTCAAAGGTCTATTAGGCGCAGCAACATTTGTCTTTGAAGCAATCGCTGCAGTCTGGAACAACACCGTCGGCAGATTGGCTTTTACGATTCCCGATTGGGTTCCTTTGCTTGGAGGAAAAAGTTTCGCCATGCCAAAAATCGGTGGTGGCGGGGGCAGCAGCGGAGGCTTGACGAGCGCACGAGCGTTTGAAGAATCGCAAAAGGAAATTGTTGCAGCAAACCCAGAAGTCTTTGCAGCACCACCCGCAGTCGCACCATCCGCCCCTGGCAAAGTACAAAACACCGCAGCACCCGCCTTTGACAAGACCTCAGGCAACGCAGGAGGCTTCGAGAACGCAGGCATTGGCGGTATTGGGCCATTCAGCAACATCACAATCAACATGGACGCAGGACTTGTCTCATCGCCTGCGACAGTCGGTCAGGATATCATCGACGCCATATTGGCTGCCCAGAGAAATTCAGGACAGGTCTTTGCACCGGCGGTCACTTTCTAATGACTGTCCCCACATATCAAGTCCTTGTCGGATTCCAGACGACCACAGGGTTCGGTACACCCTTTCAACTTGACGACGCTGTGTTCGGTCTACTTGACACAGGCACTCTCGGCGGTCTCGCATACGCCGACCTGACCTCGCTGGTTCTGTCGGTCAACATTAAGCGCGGACGCAATCGCCAACTTGACCAGTTCAACGCAGGAACCGCACAGGTTGTGTTCAACAACAACTCCCGCATTCTTGACCCGCTCAATACGTCCTCGATCTACTACCCGTTCGTCTTGCCTCGCTCGCCAATCATCATCTATGCCAACGGCACCCCCATCTACACGGGCTTCGTTGAGGATTGGGACTTGGACTATCAAAACGCCAACCAGGGCAGAATGTTCGCTCGATGCGTTGATTCTTTCGGCACCTTGGCAAATCAGCAACTCAACGCTTTTACGCCGTCCGCTGAGACCTCAGGAGTTCGCGTCAGCACCGTTCTAGACCGTCCAGAAATTGCGTACCAGGGCGCAAGGTCTATCGGTACAGGCTCATCTACTCTCGGCGCTTACGCGGTCTCTCAGGACACAAACGTCCTCAACTACCTTCAGCAAGTCAACACTTCCGAGCAGGGGTACCTTTACACCTCAGCCGACGGAACCCTCACCTTCAAGGGCAGGTCAAGCGTCCTCAACCCCGTCTCAGGCGCGTCGTTCACCACAAACGGCACAGGCATTCCATATATGAGCCTGGTCAACCAATACGGATCAGAACTGCTCTACAACTACATCGTGACGCAATCGCCCGCAGGCGCAGCGCAAACAAATTCCGACTCAACGTCAATTTCTTTGTATCAGGCGCAGAACTACAACCTTCTCAGTTTGCTCAACTCAACCACGACGGAAGTCAACGGTCTTGGCGCGTACCTTCTCGGCAAATACCGCAACCCCGTTGTCCGCTTTACAGGCGTCTCATGCGAACTCGCAGCACTCACAGCTGCGCAATGGTCAACCATCTTTGCCATTGACCTCACCTCAGTCGTAACAGTTCAAAAGGATTACAACACCGGAACCCCGCTCACAGAATCG